AGAGTTAAGAAAACAATTCAAAGAATCAGAAAAGATAGTTGTAAGAACATCAATAATAGAATCAAGGATTTTAGCATTAAATCCTAATATTTTAGATATTCAGGAAACTAAAATAAATGGATATGCTCAAAACTTTACACTAGACTCTTTTAAAGTTCCAGTGTGGGGAGATGGAAATTATGTCCAACTTTAAAGATGTTAATTTATACGAGAATTTACCTGATTTTATGCAGCAATATAAAGAAATACAAGCTATTTTTAATATTGAAAATGTAGATTTAACAAAACTTTGGAATGAAATTAAAAGAAGTTTTAATAATGGTTTTATATTTTCTACAGATGTTTTAGGAATATCTAAATTTGAAAAAATGATGAACATTTATCCTAAGACAACTGATAATTTAAAAGATAGGCAATTGAGAGTTTATATAAAATGGAATGCTACTCTTCCATATACTTGGAGATGGTTAGAAGAATTTTTAATTACTTATTATCAAAATGTTGAGACAAAAGCTATTCCAATTTTATTTAATGATAAATATGAATTAGATATTAGATTAGAAAAGCAAGAGGAATTTAATGATTTTGATTACAGTATATACAAAGAATTAAGACCTATGATTCCAGCTAACTTAGGATTAAGAGTAGTTAATGTAATTCCAACAAAATCTGAGAAAATTAATGTAATGAGTATGGTAATTTATAAAGCTAAAAAAGTTTTAAAAGAAAATAATAGACTAACTAATCTAGTTGGAGAAAAAGTATTTAATAATGCTTTAGTTTATAGATTAAAAAAGGAGGTTTAAATGGCTTTTAGAGGACTTACAAAAAAAGGTGCTGACTATTTAGCAACTAGGCTTGCAAATGAATTAGCTGTAGAATTTTTAAAAGTGGAAATAGGAGATGGTGCTATAGTAAGTGGACAAAATCCAAAAAATCAAACATCTCTTATTTCATATAAAAAAGATGTAAAAATATTAAAAAAAGAACAAGAAAATAATGCTATTAATCTAACAATTCAAATAACTAATGATGATATAACACAAGGTTTTTATCTGAAAGAGATAGGAATTTATGTAAATGACAGTAGTTCTAATGGTTGCTTGTATTGGTATTGTAATGAGGATAATGCTCAATATATTCCAGCTAAAACTGATAGTGTGATAACATTTGAAATAGATATTAGAATGGAAGTAACGAATTCTGATGCAACTATAATAAATTGGAGTGGAAAAAACACTTGGATTAACAAAGAATATCTTGAAGAAAATTACACACAAAACGGGGGATATAAAGGAACAGCATTAGAAATAGATGATAGAGTAGTTTCTGCACTTGGAAAAGAAGATGGAAAATTCCCTTTAACAGAAGCAACAAAAGGCAATGTTTACTATTTCCCAGGAAACAAAAAATTCTACATTTGTAAAGAAGCACAAAACAGAAGAGTAAGTGTTCCAGATGGGAATTTTGAAGAGTTGTCAATTTGGGAAAATCGTAAGAGATTGGAAAATTTAATTACATTGAAGGAAAATAAAACTAAAATCAGTTTTACTCCTATTTCAAATGTCAACCTAGATAATATAAAAGAATCAGGGTACTATGTATCTCCATCTTGGGGAAATAATATATCAGGATTACCTTCTGAGATAAATGGATACAGCGATAAAGCATTTTACTTACAAGTATTTGCTTTAAATGATATCAATAGTTATTGTCAACAAATTCTTTATAGTTTTAAAGGTAAGATTTTTTATAGAGCTATTACTGGGTCAGGAAGTTCTTTTTCTAATTGGATAAAAATTATTTAAATTCTACCAATTAAAAGAACAGTAAATCCTGCGTTTACATTAGCAACTTCAAATGTTTGAGTTAATTCATTATACCAACCAACGACAGGCTGTCTATTTGTGGCGTATAAGTCACCATTATTGTCTTCAACAGTTATAAAAACTCCTGTTTTAAATGGGATTGGTGATTTTATAATCGTTTTTATATAATCTGTAATTACACTGATATTCATCGTACATATTGCAAAATTGCCTATTTTTGTAATGTGTGATGTGCAAGCAGCGATATTAGTCATTCCATCAGTACTTGTTATTTTTTCAAAACTGATTAAATTTTCCAATCTCTTACGATTTTCCCAAATTGACATCTCTTCAAAATTCCCATCTGGAACACTTACTCTTCTGTTTTGAGCTTCTTTACAAATGTAAAATTTTTTGTTACCAGGAAAATAATACACATTCCCTTTCACTGCTTCTGATAATGGAAATTTTCCGTCTTCTTTTCCGAGTGCAGAGACTACTCTATCATCTATTTCTTGAGCTGTCCCTGTGTATCCACCCTTTTGGGTATAGTTAGTTTCTAAGAATTCTTTTGTGATGTACAGTTTATTTCCAGAGCCTTCCACAATTATAGATTGAGCATTAGATGCTATAAGATTAAGTTTTAGTTCTATCTTAAAAGGCCCATCTGTCTCTGGTGGTATCCAAGAAGTTTCATCCCCATCATTCATATAATAGTACATTATCTCTTGCCCATTATCGTTGACAAACACACCTATCTCTCTCGGATAATATCCAGTTCTAAGGCTCACATTATCAATGTTAGTAGTCAAAATAACTGTGTCATGTTCCTGGTTTAAAGTCAAAATTCCTTTCTCAACTTTTTGATTAATTAAATGTTCTAGCTCTGCTGGGTTATCATAGTTATCTAGTCTCCCATCACCTATTTTAATCTTAGAAAAGTTAATAGGCTTGTTCTCTGCCTGTATCTTAGCCAAGTATTCTCTACCTTTTTTAGTTATCCCATTAAATTTCATTTAGCTATACCTCCTGTTATTTGCTTATATGCCTTTATGTAAACGTTGCTATTTACAGTAAAGTCTTTCTTTTTATTTTCCTTAGTTGCCAATAAAGTTACTTCTTTAAAACCTGATATGTAGTATTTAGAATTATTTACTTGTTTTAACTCTATATAATCTAAGTGACTTCTAACATTCTTGTTAGCTTCTATGTTTTCCATCAATTCTCTATACTCATCTGGGTCTGTTATTTTCTTATCAGTATAGATTCTAAAAGTACCTGGTTTACCATTATAATCTGCCCATTCTTTTACATCAAAGCCTTTATACAGTAGACCACACACATCTTTTAATACTTTAGTTGTACCCATGTTGATTTTAGAAAATATAGCCCTTTTAACTATTTTTTTCTTTTCTTCAAGAGTTGCATTTTTAGTATAGATAGAGTATTCCCATAAGAGCATATTAATCTCTTGCTCATTCATTAAATCTATCATTTCTAACTTCTTTAATTCACTGTTTATGATAAAGTTTCTACTTCTTAAGACATAGTCTATAGATTCATATATCCATTTAGTCGTAGCATCATCTAAAGTAGATACTGCAGCAATGTCTGTTAATTTCAAATCATCTATTAATATCATATGTCTTCAACTCCTAGATAATTGACTACTACATTAACATTACACTTAGCAAACTGATATGGCTCTAGCTTTTTGTAAGTTGGAGAAGTGATAACAGTTCTCTTTACTCCAGCAAGCTTTAATCTTTTGATTAGCTCATCTGGAATAATATCTCTGCCTAATTTGCTCTTTTGCCATTCTACATACTCATTTACTGCTGTTTGTACCTTAGCTTTTATTGAGTTAATATTGATTTCATCAGCTTTATTTATGTAATAATCAAATTCAACTTTGTAATCCACAACTTCAGGGCTTTTTATAGTAACCTTATCTGTCAAAGGTCTTATTTCATCAGAATTCACAACCTTTAAAACTTGACTTTTCAACTCTTCAGAAGGAACTCCATCTTTTGTAAGCACATAAATATCGACTTCACAAGGCTTTGGGCTTTTAACAGTAACATCAACTATTTCAGGAGAAGTGGACAATGTCCAGAACACATAAGCCCCCTCAGACCCAGCAACAGAAAAAGAGTCAGGTACTAGTCTTAATCTTTCTCTATAGACCTCGTCTTCTTCCAAGTCTGTACCGCCATTGGAAATAGTAATATTTTCTACTTTAGAGAAATAAGGATATAGGTCAACCATTGTATTGATGTGTCCAACAGGAATATTATTCCCTATTGTTCCTGGTGTTTTACATGTAGCAATTCCATCTACATATAAGGTATTTTCTGCTATAGAATACTCTTCATTTGTTTCAAAATAAAGGTCATTATATCTAATCAAGCTCCCTTTTGGGATTACTATTTTCTTTTGTTTAGCAGATATGATAGAAAATCTAAAAGTAGCTTTAGCATATTGCTCTTCTAATCTAAGTCCCCTGTCTCCGTATCTATCCCCTAATAAGTCTAATCTATAATCTCTAGCATATTTTAAGTAATTCTGCTTCAGATTATCATTGTAGTTCTCTTCTCTCATAGCTATAAGATAAGCAACACTAGCAAAGATAAGTCCTTCAGGCGAATACTTAGAGATTTTTCTTCCACTCAACTCTTCAAACTTTTCCTGCATTTGCTGTCTTAGTTCTTTAGCATTTGCATCTAATATTTCATAAGTATCGTCTATCATATAATCACCTCTATTTCTAGCATTATTTCTAAGTCATTATTTTCCAACTTTAAATCTAAATTTTTAAGCAGTGCTCTTGGTTCATACTTCTTTAAATTAGTCATTAGTAAGCCTATAAGCTTATTCTTAATAACTGGAATGTTCTTATCAACCATATCACTATCTAAGGAAAAATCTCTCATTAACGGCTGTTCTTCTTTTGTAACTCTTAGAATCATGTGTACATTTCTTACCGCATCTTCTATCTCATTTTGTGGGTTATAGTTTATTTCATCTTTAGAATTTATAGAAAATATCATAGTTTAAACACCTTCTTTTGTAGATTTTTTACAGTGTCTTCATACTCAACTCCGAGAATAGTCTTAGCAGTTTGTCTGTACTCTATCTTTTTTTGGTACTGTAAAGGATCATCTACATACTCAAGTAAAGTTATATCTAAATTAATGTAGTCAAACTCTCCTGTTGCAGCATTGAAATGCGATAATGTTTCGTCTATCCCAGTTATTAGAAATGGAAACTCTCCTATAACATGATATCCAAGTATTAGAGGAGCAAATTTCCCTAACTCCATAAAGTCTTTTAACATCTGTAGATGTAAACTTGGTGCTTTAGTAAGTCCTGCTATTAATTCTATAGACAAGCTGACTTCCATAAGTTCTCTACCTTGTTGTCTCACTTTACCAATACCATAGATGGGCTCATGTTGAGTTATTTTAGCTTTTCTACTTCTCGATAATTCTTTCTTTAAAGAAAATACATTCAAGTCACTAGCATAAAAAATTATGTCTCCTAAACTTCCTATCATGATGGACCTCCTGTGTTACCACTTCCTGCTTGTATTCCTGAGTGAGTATGAGTATTAAGATTAATGCCTTTTAACATAGCGGTACCTTTTGTATCAGTATTAGATTTAAAAGTTGTATCTCCATCAACAGTTAAAGTCTTTTTTATCTCCACATCTGCAGTAATAACTACTTTTGTGACAGGAGATAATGTCAAAACTCCATTTTTATAGGAATAGAATCCGCCATCTGAGAATGTTCTTTTTACTTCACCTTCACCAATTTCTGAAGGTCTCATAGGACACCCTAAGATGTACCCTTGCTCCATCATATCTGGTAATGATAAGACTACGACTGTTTGCCCTACCTTGAGATGATAGTTATCTGAATGTGACTCTGAGAATGGAACCAGGATATTTAACCAATCTGAAATTTTGTTATCCCTGTCTGGAAATATAACTCTTGCTTTACCATTAGCTATGTCTATATCATTTACTTCCCCTTGCTTCAAGATATCCTGCATTCTTACTCACCACCTTTTTTATTTTTAATCTTATTTGCTCTTTTTGTTTCTCTTTCTTTTTTAGCTTTATCTATTGCTTTTGCTCTCTCTTCTGCATTTTGTCTAGCACCAACTTTAAAAGCTTCTATATCACATGAGTAGTCTCCATCGATATTGTGAGTAACTTTATCAATTACATATCGTCCAGCAAATCTACCAAAGCTGTCATCTAGTTCTATAATGCAACCTGCACAGTATTTTACATCTCCATCAACTGTTAAGTTTATAGAGTACTCTTGCTTTAAACTATCCTTTAAAGTTTTCTCGGCCACTTTCTTAGCTTGTGATTTCCCTTTAGTTTTAATCTTTTTTGTCTTAGCTTTTTTAACTCTTTTTTTAGTTTTTGTCTTGTTAGCTTTCTCTTTAAAAGTTATATATCCTCCATCATCAAGCATGTTTTACCTCGTTTCTTTTCTCAAGTTCTTCTTTTGTAATCGTCTCAACAATGTGTTTCTTTTTGTCTGCATCATAATAACTAACTTCGACTTTATCATAAACCCCTTGATTTTTTTTCTTTAGAGTAAAGCTTCTAATACGAAAATCTTTAATGCTAAAGATATCAATATTATCGTTATCAATTAATGCATCGTCATTAAAGACTATTAGCTTATCATCAGTAACTTTCAAACTTAGAGCTGTTTCAGATAGAACTCTATTTAAAAAACCTAAATCCGTTTCTCTATCCTGGTCTAGTCTATCAAAGAAGGCGTTATCACAATGTAACTCGTAATCTAGTTCATGCTTAACTGCAATTTTAGATAATAGTTCAGATAAAGTTATTTTTTCCCATGCAACACTGTTAACCTGCTCTCTAATAGTTTGATCTAATGGTAATGCCAAGCATTTCAATGATAATCTTTGGTTATAAAAAGTAGGTTCATCTACATAGAAAATACCTAAATCCAGAAACTTAGATATCCCATTTTCGTTTTGCTGGATCCCTATTAAAAGTCTTGAATTCTCATCAGGATACCATTCATTAAGCCATCTATAATCTAAATTTTCCAGGTCTAACTCTAAATCATCTACAGCATTTTTTGAGTTATCTGTGTAAGTCATTGATGAAATACTAGGTTGTATTTCTTCTGTAATATCTACTCCTTCATAGAAAACTAATATTTTTATATTTCTAGCTATCCCAATTACACCAACCTCCTTTTTAGCAATAAAAAAAGAGCAGCTTTTACACTGCTCTTAGATTTCAGATTTTATTTATTTCTATTTTTATCCCATTCTGTAACTTTTTCTTGTAAAGCTTTAAACTCTTCTACACTTAAGTCTATTTTTTCTTCTCTTAGATATGATTTTATAGACTCATCATTTATATCTTTTCCTTTTTCTGCTATGTAGTCCTCAAAACCTTTAACTTTTTTAAAGTCTTCATAACTTACTTCATTTTTATCTTTACTAGTGTCTTGAGCTTTTACATTAGCACTTTTTAAATCTAAGTAGTCATCTACTTTAGCTAGAATATCCTTTACTTCTTGCTCTGATTTACTTAGTCTATTAGTTAAAATGTTTATAACTGTTTGCTTTGCTGTTTCTTCTTTTTCTCCAGTATCAATTAAATTAGTAACAGCGTGATAATACTCAAGATACAACTCTTTCTCATCTTCAGATGGGATGTATGCCCTAGCTTGTGAATAGCTTTCAACATTTTGACCATTTCTAACTATAGTATACCCATGTGTTCCAGATGTCTTATTCCAAAATCTTTGGTCTCCATATGCCTGCACTATAAAATCTTTCATTCCATCATCAAGATATTTTTTAACATAATCCGCCATTTTTTCACCTATTTGAATATCTGTAGCATCATCGGGTACTAGTATTTGTATCCAAGTGTCTCCAGTTTTCTTATCTGTAATTACTACAGACATACTAGAATTATCTTCTTTTATAGGCTCTTGTGGGGCATCTGCAGTTTTTTCAGATCCGCAACCAATAAAGAAAATAAGTACCAAAAATAAAAATAATTTTTTTAACATTTTTCCCTCCTAATAAAATTATAATACCTATTGTACTATAAGCTATACATAAAATCAATATTATTACACTATCTTTTCCATGGTGGTAGTTTTGATGTTTCTACTGCACTTGAAATAGGTAAAATTTCAGGTACTATGATAGGAATGTTAGAATCAAATACGGCGATAGATAATAGATTAAGATTAGCCCTCATCAGCTGATGGAAATACTGTTCTGACCCATATAATTTATAACTTATCAAGTCCCATGTATCTCCACTAACTGTCTTATAAACTTTTACTTTTTTCATACTATCGCCGTCCTTCTTTTCTTACTTTGCATTTCTTCAATTACTCTTTTAACTTCTCTAGCAATATCTGTAGCACTTCCAGAACCGCCATTGATGTTTATAGTTATAGTATCTCCACCAACTATGGTTCTTGAGTCATTTGAAATACTTCTAATTCTATCTTTTAGAGATGATACTCTTGAAGATAAAGAACTTCTAGTTTGTGAGTTGTTAAGAATTCTAGCTCCTCGAGGTAAATTAGCCATAGCTGGAGAGTTTACTAAGAAAGAACTATTATTCATTTCTACAAGTTCGGCTCCTCTTTCAGCAAGAGTTGTAAGTCCACCACCAAAGTAGTTAGTACCAGAGTAGTTTTGAGCTACTTCTCCATCTCCTTTAAACCAGTTAAAAGGGTTTAATTTAGAACCAAAATTTTTAATGCTTTCCCATTTTTTATTCAGCCAATCAAAGAAACCACTGAAAGCTTCTCTAATCTTATCTATGATAGCAGTAGCACTATTCTTTAGTCCATTCCATGCATTAGATCCTATTTCAAGTAAAGCATTGAATTTATCTTTTATCCATTGCCATGTATTAGTGAAAGCATTTTTTATAGCCTTCCATACAGCATTTACTCCATTTCTGAACCATTCACATTTTTGATATAATACTACAAAAATACCTATAAATGGTATAAATAGAGCCTTATACTCTTTAATCTTAGCCCATACTTTAGCTCCTAACTCCATTAATGCGTGAAATTTATTTTTTATCCAAGTCCAAGTAGCTTTAAACCCTTCTTTTATAGCTTTCCAAGCTTTATCTACTCCTTTTCTAAACCATTCACACTTCTTATAAAGTAGGACAAAAATAGCAATAACCGCTACAATAGCTGCAATTATAAGCCCGACTGGATTAGCTACAAAAGCAGCTTTTAATGCTAAACCAACCATTTTTATAATGCCTATGAATTTACCACCTATAAAAGTCCCTATTTTTACAAATGTTCCGAATAATTTACTTGCTAACGGGAACATTTTCTTTAATGCAAAGAATACTCCACCTTTACTCTTAAAAGCTCCAAACTTATATAACCAACCTACACCTTTTGCAAATGGTCCTAATAATAGTTTATTAGCAACACCCATACCTAAATTCATTGCAGCAAATCCAGCAACCATCTTAACTATAAATGCTACTAGCTTAGGATTTTCTTTTATGAAATTAGCTACTTTTCCAGCAAATTCTTTTAAAGTATTTAAAGTTTCTTTAAGTTCTGGAGCTATGCTCTTACCAATGTCTGCAAGAGCATTAAAAGCATTGTTCCTAAACATCTTTAGTTGGTTAGATAATGTATTTATTCTATCTTCATATTCTCCATTAACCTTTTCATTTTCAGATACGGCTTCTTTTGCCTTTTCTAATTTTTCCTTAACTCCATCTAAATTTTCCGACAATACTGATAATCCATTGATTACAGATTTATCGCTTCCAAAGATATCACTAATCAATGCTGACTTATCTGCGACATTAGAGTTTTTAATTCTTTCTAGTACTTTTAAGATAGTACCTTCAGCATTTTCAGCCATTTCTTTGTTTATCGTTTTAGGGTCAAATCCTAAATATTTTAATGCATCAGCTTTGTTCTTAGTATTAGCCCCTTGAGAAAGTTCAGAATACAATTTACCTAATACAGTACTTGTTTGCTCTGCACTTACATTGGCAGATATAAGAGATGTAGCGAATGCCATATTAGATTCTTTAGATAAGTTTATAGACTTAGCAAATCCACCTGTTCTCGCTGAGACATCTGCTAGTTGTGCTGCTGTAACAGAGTAGTTATTTGATAGCATATTAAGAGTATCCATGTAAGAGAAAAGTTCATCTTTAGATAAGTTTAACTGCTCTTTTGTTTTGGCCAAGAATGTTCCCGCCTCATCTGTAGAAATATCAAATGCTACTTTCATTTTTCCAGCCATATCAGAATAAGCTACTATATCCTCTCCTGCAATTCCTGACTGTGCTAAACTTCCTGCTATTTCATTAATTTCTATTTGTGATAGAGGTCCATTTTTAGATAATTCAGCTAAATCGTCATAGTACTTTTCTGCTTCTTTACCTAGGATTTTTCTTAAATCTGCTTGAGACTCTTCTACATCCATATAGAATTTAACAGGAATAGCTAAAGCTGCTCCTGTTGCTGCTCCTCTTCTAAGTTGCTCTCCACCTTTTTTAGAGAATTGGTCTCCCATATCAGATATAGCTTGTGCTTTACTTAGATCCTTTTTCAACTTCTCTTGCTTCTTTAGTTCTTCATTAACTTCTTTTAACTTTTTCTTGTAACCTTCTAGCTTAATTCCTTCGTTTTCTAAAGCACTTCTTGCTGCTTCAAAGACATGCTTTTGTCTTTCTTTTTGCTTATTTAGCTTATCAACTTGCTTTTCTGCATTCTTAACTTGCTCTTTAAATTCTGCTGTAACATTATTAGATTTAGCATATGCTTTTCTAAGCTGTTCCAAATTCTTTGCCGCTTTATTATACTCTGCATTAGCATTTTTATATGCCTCAGCAACTTTATCTAAGCCTTCTAACTTCTTTTGTGTTTTTACTAAATCTTCTGTAGAATCTTTTACTTCATTTAAAGATTTAGCTGCTTTAGATAATATAGCCATTGTTTCGTTTGCTCCTGCAACTCCCATTTGCCAAATCAAACTCATGTCCTTAGCCATCTACTCCACCTCCTTAGTCATCATTATTCTGTCTTTCTTCCTCTTCTTCTACAAACTTGTTTGCTCTAGCTATCCAGTAATCAAGTTCATATAAGCTACAATCCAACATAGAATCGTAGCTTACATTAACTTTAAAGTAATTAAGAACTCTTAAAAGCTCTGTTATCATATCCAGATAGATTAAGCACCAGTTTCCTCTGTTAGTTCCTCTGTAGTATCCTTCTGAGCCTCTTTGTCTTCCCAACCTTGACTCAAAAAACGTTTTACCCCATTCACCACTTTCAAGTAGTCTATAGATATAAGATTAAGTAAGTCTCCATACTTAACTCCAGCTGATTTAGCTGCTACAGTTATAGCCCAAGAATCCTCTAGTTCTTTTACAGCTCCAGCTTCTTTATTTCTCGCTTTGAATTCCTTTTCACATTGCATAAAATCTTTTCCTGTCATTTCTTCGATATTTATGTCTAGTTCATCGAATTCTTTTCCACCGAAATTATAAGTTTTTGATAACTTTACTTTCATTTAAGTCCTCCTTAATTTAATCCTAAATATTTTCTAACCGCTTGATTAGCAAGTCCATGAATTACATTTACATTGTTAAGTACATCTATTTCTATAACTGTTTTTCCTCCTATTTCAAGTTTGAAATATGTCACAGATAAGTCTATAGATGTTTCTAATTTTCCACTAGGCTTCATTTTTAGCCCGTCCATTTTCTTAATTAAACCTTTGAAAGTTGCATCTATTCCATAAATATCAGCACTGTGTGTTTCTCTATTCATAGCCTGAGCTGCACCTTTACATTCAATCAAAATAGATTTTTCATTGTTGATTTCTAGTACTGACTCATCTACACAATCCATTTTGATTTTAGCTTCTAATTTCTTAAAGTGTCCCATTAGAGGCACTTCTAATTCAGCAGTCAATCCCATTTGCTCAGCTGTGACTGTGTCATATTCAATGTTAGGTAATTCAACTTCTGATATTCCAGCAAGGTTATTTGAGCCATTGAAATATGTTTCAGCATCTATAAGAGCATTAGGTATTTGTTTTCTTCCCATCTTTTTCCCTCCTCATTAAGCTGTTAAGCTTTCAGCAAATTTTTGTAATGCATCAACATCATAAACTTTCTTGAAAGTTATAGACTTTGCTCCTGGAATTATTCCAAGCTCTATAGTCCAAGTAATGTCTCCATTTATGATATCTATTAAGCTATTATCAACTGAGTAAAAATTAACTTTAGCAGATAATAGCTGGTCTGCAGCAACGAGAGCATTTAATCTAATATTCATAGATTTTTTCATTGTTTCAGCCATTTTTAAACTGAACTTTTTATCCACATTATTAAAATAGGATATAACTAGTTCATTTCCAATGTATTTAAACATTCTACGTCCATAAATGTACTTGTCTTTTGGGTCTGTTGCTAAAGGATTCTTAGCTGTTTCAGATCCCCAACATCTCCAACCTTTAAAGTTTATGGCAGTAACAACACCGTTTTTATTTAAGAAATTGGCTTGTTGCTCCTTATCTAATCTAACTTCTTCATATTTTCCACTTGCATTTTTCCATACAAATGCGTCCATTTTATATGAATAATTAGAAGGTCCTTGACTTGGAACACCATTGTTTTCTCCATCAACTTTCATAGATAAAGCTGCATAGTGTATAGATTGATAGTAAACTTCTCCTGCAAGTTTTATTTTTCCATATAACAATACTTGGTCATTGCTTAAAACATTGTTAGTTTCTTTCCATTCAACAAGCTCGTTATATTTTTTATCCACTGGAGCATTTATCAATGCTATAGCTTCAAACATTCCTCCATTTAATGTTTTAGCTTTAGTTTCCATGATAGCTGCAACATCACTTTCATGTGAAAAATCAGGAACATCTATAAAAGCAGGTAATTCACTATATTTCAAGAAAATTTCGTTTGCTAATTCTAGCCCTGTTCTTTTCATTGTTGTACTATCAAATCCACCGATAGCTTCTGTTTTTGTAACTTTAGATAAGTCTACTTCTTCGTATTCTATATCTACATTATTTCCAGCTACAGTTGCATAAATTTCTAATCCTTCTGCTGTGTAAACAGTTCTTGCATCTGATATAACTTGTTTTCCTGTTGCATTCTTAACTACCACAGATTCAGGAATTACCTTGTGGCTAGGAATTAATACTTTTCCTTTTTCAAGGGCTTTATTAGATAGTGTTTTCTTAGCTGATTTATGTTTAGTTAAATCTAAAATATTAACTATATAAAGTGGTGCCACAGCATACAATTCAAAGAAAACTTTGATAGCTTGTGATATAGAAAAATCTAAATCATAAGTGTCTCCAAAGTATTGAATAGCTTCTTGATATGTCCCTATTCTCACTACTTCATTGACTTTTCTGTTCTCAGCTTTAACCTTGTGAATCGGTGCTGTTCCAACTATAAAATGCCCATAATCTAAAACCACAGGTAACTGAAAGGCTGTAGCCCCTTCTTGTTGGTATGTACCATGTTTATAACTCATTTCTACCTCCTACTAATTCATCTACTATAGAATTAAAATATTGATAGTCCTTATTGATTTTTGGATAATCTTCTACAGGAATTAATAATCTCTCAAGTAGTGGATATTTCTCAATAAGTTTCTCAATTTCTTCTCCAAAATACACAGTCCCTCTTACAAAGAGAAACTCAGGTAAATCTAGCTTTTTACCCACATAAATATATGTTTTCATTGTTAACCCCTTCCAAGCAGTTTTGCGATTTTTCTCTCTACTACTTCTGATGTGTCAGGTACTCCAAATACTCTAAATCTACAAACAGAGTAAAAATAAGGCTCTGCTTCTGCTGTAAAGTACTCTATTGAAAATGGATATGATTGATCCACAGCAAATTTTCCATCTACTGTACTTTCATTCAGAAACTCCTTTTTCAAGTAATCTCCGATAGATAAGTTATTCAGGTAATCTTTCTCATCTTCCATTTTAGTGCCTATCCACACTTCTAAATCCACAGGTACATCATAGTTATCTATCCCATTTCTTGTCTGCTCAAACTTAGTAACCCTTAAAATAGCAAAAGGAAAGAGGTCTTTCTCACTCTTTCCTTCTTCTCTATCTTCATGATTAATTTCTGGCAACAATCCGTGATATACTGTAACTTTCTTATCTTTCAATTTCTCTACTAAGAAGTCAAATATTAACTTCTCTACTTCAATTATCATATCCCTATCACCCTGTTTATTTCATGCTCTAATCTCATTCTGAATTTTTCATCCGCATAGCCTTGTAGATATTCTAAAATTGATAAATTACCAAGCATTTGAGGTGCTGAAACTGACATTAGTCTTTTAATAGTCTCTCTTTTTCTACCATTTTTTGTAATGAATTTACCAGTTCTTTCAAAAGCTCCTAAATGTCCACTTTTATATGCTATAAAAGCGTTTGGTAAAGATTTATACCCGCCTTTTTTTACAGCAGCTTGAACTATTTTTCCTTTTGCTCTAGTCTTGGGATTTAACTTAAAATGGTCTAACCCTATAACTCTACCACTACTTATGATAGAGCCCGTTAAATTACTTTTACTAGTTTTAAAGATGTTAACACTACTAAGCAATTTACTTTTTTGTGCAAAATAAGACTCCGTTGTCTTCCTGATTTGCTCAGTTTTTACCATCTCAAGTGAACGATTAATAGCCCTTGAAATGCAACCTGGTAGCTCACTCTCATACTTCCCAAGAGTATTGATAACTTCATTTATTCCAGTAGTTTCAACTTTAATTCCTATCATTTTTCATCATACCTCGTTAAATCTATCTCTAGTAAACCCATGTCTTCCTTAGTTTCTTCTACTAAATATCTAACTCCATCTACTAAGATTTTTTCTCCAGAATGAGGTGGGTATTTAAAGAAGGTCTTTTCTATAAAGAGTGTCATACCTTCGATAAATAGTCCATCATTCTCTAAAGATTTAGTTCTATTTCTTTGCTTGTTCTGAAATCTTTCTTCATCGATAACACAGACAGTTTCTTTTTTTCCTATAGTATGCGTATCTCCAAACTCTTCTAAGTTCAAAAAAACATCTACTATATCGCTAGCTACTTCTTCTTTAAATCCCATAATTAAGCCTTTTTAGATTTTTTTGAATTTTTAGTAGTTTCTTCAACTTCTGTGTTTTCTTCAGTAGTTTCTTCAACTTCTGTGTTTTCTTCAGTAGTTTCTTCAAGATTTTCAGTTTCTATTATCTCTTCAGTTTCTACTACTTCTTCAGCTTCTACAAGTTCAAGGGATTTAACTCTTTCTATGATATCCGATTCTAGTATATCCACCACTTCGCCAGGATTATAAACTATTCCGCAGTAAATCAGTGATTGTTTAACTTTTAATTTCATACAGCCCCTCCTTACTTAACTTTTAAAACTTTTATAGCATCTATATCAAATGGAACAGGTAAAGGTCTTGATTCTGTTCTTACTTCAAGAGTATTAATTTTTGTATCTTCATCTTCAAAAGGTACTCTTTCAGCAACTATTATCCCTTTAGCTATATCTGCTGCAGGCCCATAGTGTAAAGTATTATTAGATGGTGCAAATAACACTCTTCCTTCTGGAATCATTTTTACTGTATCATATGTTTTTCCATCAGCTTTTAGCACTGAATGTTGAGTTTGATATGAGTAAATAGGGATATTGTAAGGAGCTAAAGTTCCAATATATATGGCTCCACTTGCTAACTCTTTAGGATCTATTTGCCCAAAATTAGCATTTTTAATATCTAGTAATTTAGCTATTTTTTCATTTTGAGTAAATAGTCTTGCTGCAACTGGATCCATAACTATATGCTCAATTCTTTGCCCTGTAGTTTCGCCTATTAAAGTTATTACAGATTCTATGTCTCCTGAAATATCTGCATTTGGTTGAGTCCATAATACTGTAGGAGTAATTTCTTGAGGTGTTCCGTACTCAATTTTATCCTCAACACCTTCTCCTTTTACTACTATTGAACCTTTGAACATTAAATCAATACACATTAACTCTTCTCTTCTCGAGATTTGTTCTTCAAAGTCGGCGAAAGCTTCCCCAATTAGTTTTGCCTTTTTCTCCTCTGGAGATATTCCTCCATAGATAGTTTCTCCTGCTGACTTAGCAAAGTAAATTTCTTGTGCAGAGAAAGTTTTCTTCGGTGCTACTTTTGGTGCAGAGTAGTATTTAGATGCATAACTTCTCTTTACTACTTCAGTTCCTGGAATTAATTCAGATACGAAAGGAGCCACTAATTGTCTACCTTTTCTATACTCAATTTCCCATTTTGGATATTCATGAGTTTCATGTTTTGCAAAAAACATGTCTCTAATAAATGTCTTTGGTTTTATAACTGACTGGTCATATAGTCCTAAAAATTCTAATAATACTGCCATTAATATCTACCTCCTAATTCTTTTACTATTATTCCTTTATCTCTTGCTTTTTTGATAAAGTCTGATTTTACTGTTGTTGCTTTTAATTCAAGTCCTTCGAAAATAACTTCTCCAAACACTATAACTGTAGTTTTAGCCTTAGCTGTAGTTCCATCAGCTGTTTCTAAAACTATTCCAAATAAATCTGTTCCATCAGATAATTCTGCACTTGCATTTACTGCTTGCCCTCTCTTAACTGATTTCCCTTGTGGTACTTCTAATTCCATAACTTTATGACCTGTACCACTTAATAATTGGTCAACTCCGTACTCATTACCTTTTTCTATAAAGCTCATTTTGTACCTCCTGTCTTTTTATTCATATACTTTAAAATATTACTTACTGGTATTCCTACAACACTTCCTGAACCTTCTTCAGCTCTTGGTGCTACAGGTACTGTTGTTGCTTGGCTCTCTTCTTGTATGTTTTTAAGAGTCTCTTTGTTTTTTTCTTTTTTGATATTTAATATTTTTAATGCTAAATTTGCAGCATCAACTGGTTCTTTGAATTTAGCTGTATTTACAACATCATCAAATCCTGCTATTTCAAGATTTTCAATTGCTTCTATTCTGTTTCTTTCTTCTTGAACTGCTGAATTAATTATGTTTTCATACAATTCTGGGTAATCTGATTTGAACTTCTCTACAGTCATTTCTTCCGTATTTGTAGCTGTATTTTGAGTTGGCTCTGGAGTAGGCTCTGTTACAGGTTCTGCAGGTTTAGATCCTGGAAAATTTTTAAATTTAGAAATATCAAATGCTAGACTATTTACAATCAGTAAATTATTGACATTCTGTAGATTTTCTACTTCATCTACTATCTCATCGATAAATCCATACTCTTTAGCTTCTTCAGCATTAAACCATTTCTCTTCGTCCATAAGTGCAGATAGTTCTTCTTTCGTTTTGCCTTTAGCTTTAGCTAAGTAAGTTTCTAAGATACTATCTTTAACCTTATCTAAAAGAACTCCAGTTTTTTCCAGCTCTTGCTTATTTCCATATGCCCAAGTTAACGGATTATGTATCATAAACAGAGCGTTTTTTGGCATTTTTACGACATCACAAGCACTAGTTATAATCGTTGCTGCACTTGCTGCGAGACCATCTATAAAAGCTGTAACTTTAGCTTTGTGATTTTTTAAAGTGTTTGCTATAGCCACCGCGGCAAACACACTTCCACCTGGTGAATTAATATGTAGATTTATGTTTTCTACATCACCTAAATTTCCGATTTCTTCTTTAATTGTTTTGTCACAAACGTCATCCCAGAACTCATCAGAACCGATAGTTCCATACATTACAATATCAGCACTTTTAGCTTCGTCATTCTTCGTTATGTTCCAAAACTTCTTTGTCATTTTCGGCATTGTTAATCATCACTCCTTTTTCTTCTAATAATTTGTTTTCCTTTGCTAAGATTCTTACATTTTGCTCAAAATCACCCCCGTTAAGTTCGACAGTTTCTTTTGTTCTAGTAGAGAATCCTTGCTGAACTCTTAAAGTACTTGCTTTGACTTCTTTAAGTGGGTCAAGTTGTCCTTGACTCGGTCCATTCCATTGAGCTCCACTCCAAGCTTTTGTTAGTAATGGATCTTCTCCATAGTTCTTCATATCTACTCTACCTAGCAAATATGCTTCCCTTAACCATTCTTCATATACTACTTGTGTAAAATTGCTAGAGAACCAATCTCTTCTTTTCCTAAACATTTTCCAAGCTTCTAATAAAGCAGCTCTACTTGCTGAATAGCTAGCAGTAAAGTGCTTAATTAGTAACTCATAAGGAACTTCTAAAGCCGCTCCTATTTGTCTTAAAATTGAAGTAACGAAAGGGTCAAACTGTGCATTAGGTCTGCCTGGATTAGTCGCGACAACCTTTTCTCCTGGATTAAGTCCTTGAACTAGTCCAGGTGTTAGTTCTATAGTCTCATCGTTAGAACTGTCTATTTGCTCTGTTTCATCTAAGACTTCATGGTCTGCAATATTAGCTCCTTGGGCATTATCCTTATCACTCTCTATAAAAATCGCATACATTCCACTTACAACCGCTGCCATAAGTTCTGCGTCAGTATATCTATCTAGTTGCTTCAGTGCCTCAATTACTGGAGATAGAATAGGTATACCTCTGACTTGCTCAGGTCTTTCAGCTAGCATTATGTGTAGAATGTTTAACTGCTCTTCTTTTCCATAAACAGAAATAAAGTCAGTTTCTACATTTCCAAATACATCGAGCGGGTGTTTTCTTGCAACATAATACCCAGAGATTCTATTATTACTGTCGATTTTCACTCCATCAACAATACTCTCATCATTTTGCAATATAGAAGGTGTCATAACTCTATCAGGCTCAATTATTTGTAGCTTTAAGCTATAAGGATTCTTTGGTGTTAGAAAATAGTTAAATTTTACAAAACATTCGCCATTCAAGAGAATAGTTAAGAATACTAAGTATTGAACCTGGTCAAAATTAAGAACTCCCATCTGTTCAATCTTATTGTCTGCCCACAGTTTGAATTCTTTTTCAATAGTAGTTTCAATTGCTTCGGCTTCTTCTTCACTAATCCCTAAAGTTTCATAGTCAATTGCTGATTTTAACTTTAATCCGCTACCGATAACGTTAGAATTAATAGTCTTCATGACTCCTTGAGCAACTGGAGCTCCCATATACAAGTCTCTTGACCTTTCAACTAGTTTTTTTCTATTCTTGTAGATGTCTTTTTTAACACCTCCACCAGTAGAAATCCAGCCTTTCATGGAACTTTTTGTGGTAGATGCTCCATGATTTGAGTATCCAGTATTCAAAATCTCAATTTTCTTTCTGGCTACTTCTCTTTCAAGAGCCTTTTTTGGATTAAAAAAAGCAATAGTTTTGTCTAATAAATTCATTTTTCACCTCCTTTTTAGCAATAAAAAAAGAAGATTAAAACCTATAAATCCCTAGGTATTGCCCTTCTTCCTAATTTTTTTCTTCCATTATTGTTCAATTTATCAAGTTCGCCCTCCCAGAAGGCTCTACCTTTTCTAATTTCAGATAAATCTTCTCTTACAAGCTCTCTTGTACCAATTTTATAACTTTTTCCAGTTAACACAGCTATTTCTGCCTTTCTATAGGCTTCGATCATCTGTGAACACTCTTCTCTAGTGTAATTCAATTTATAAGCTCACTCCTTTCGATAAAACTCTTCTTTTTGATACTTTCGTAGTTTTTTTTGTAGCTTCAACAGTATATTTTTTACTTAAATTTGGATTTGCTATTTTTAAAGCAGCATAAGCATAGTTCCTCAAGTCTAGGGGTTCATTTCTCTTAGTTCCTACTACTTTCCAGATAGTTTTTTTAACTCCTTTTTCCCAGACAGTAGTCTTAACTTCCGATGTTAATCCTTTGAAATATGCTTCATCGTAGCCCCTGTCTACGTTATTTGGAAAGTGCATATACATAGAACCAGGTTCTTCAATTTTTAGTCTAGCAAGTATCGTCTCTTTCCCTGTATTAACTCCCAAAGTAAAGAGTGATATTTGCATTCTGTTAGTTCTAGATGGCTTGGATACAAAAGCAACTCCATCTCCACCTTTACCCTTAATACCGAATACTCTTCTAAACTCTCTAGGTTTGATGTATTGATATGCTTCTTGTGTATAGTGCCCTCCTGTATCTATACAGGTACAAAGAATTCTTATTTTTTCACCATCTGCATACTCAAACTCTGTTTCCAGGAATCTATCCAACTGTTCCCACACATCGTTTTGACCAGGAGAACCAATGAATTGCTTGTAGTAAATACCCCAAGACTCTTCCCCAAGTCCCCAACCTACGACTTCAATTTCTAATCTGTCATCTTGAACATCGACTCCTGCAGTTAAAACTTGAACTTGGTCAGGTATTTCTGCTGTATACTCTTCTTTTCTCTTAGAAACATCTAAGAAATCTATCTTTTCTACTTTTTCTTCCCATGTTTGGCCAAGACATGTATTCGTAAAAACTTTCATCATTTGCATATTACCTTTTGCTGCTTTAAACTTTTTTATAATTTCTGGCCACGTTGAAAATGGACTGTATAACTCTGAAATATGAAAGCCTCTAACACTCCAATCATCTACTTCTTCCTGTGGTTGCCATATCCCGTGAATCATGTTTCTTTTCCATTCATGCTCACTTGAAATTTCTAAACAGTCAGAACATTTATGCCCAACTGGGTCAAAGATTATGTTTCTCCATTCCAATTTTTGAAATGAGCCGCATTTTGGGCACGGTATATAAAACTCTTCTTTTGTCGAGTTCTCATACTCTTTCTCAACTCTTGAATCTCCCTTGATAGTTGGTGTACTTGTTATAACGATTTTCTTATTCCAGAAAGTCTTAGTTCTTTCAATCGCTAAGTTTAATGGATCTCCTTCTCCACCAACATCGCTTTTAAATCTATCCACCTCATCAGCAAGTAGAATTCTTAGCGGTCTACTTGATAACTCAGCTGCAGAATTACTTCCAACCAAAGTAATATATCCACCAACAAATTCTTTTTGTAGTTTGGTATCTCTTCCATCGACTTTGTTCAGTATTTTGTTTTTAAGTTGCGGTGTACTCTGTATCATGTCATCTAGTCTTGTACTAGAAAAATCTTCTGCTAAGTCTTTAGTTGGCAAAAGGTACATGATAGGAGCAGGGTCATAGTCAGCATAATACCCAAAAACATTTAATAAAATTTCTGTCTTAGATAACTGAGCTCCATACATCATCACAATTTTAGATGTTTTTTTATCTGAAATCGCCTTCATAACTTCCCTTTGAAATGGTACCCTGTCAGTTTTCCATCGCCCTGGTTCTGCTGATGTCTTAGAACTTAAAATTCTGTAAGTATCTGCCCAAGTATCTATAGTCAACTTTGGAGGAGGCTTCAAGGTTCGAAATATGTCAGCAAATAGATTAATTGTTTTTCTTAGACTTGGATTTTCTATTAGATCCTTTTCCTTTGCTTTTTTCATCTTCCACCTCTTCTTCATCTTCTAGAATTACGTTTTTATTTTTAAACAATTCTGGACTATAATCGCTTAATTCCAGCAAAACATCTTCTATAGAACTCAAAACTATATCCTGGATATCACCCAGGTTATCGCAACCCACAACTAAAGGTGCTATTTTGTTAGGTACTGCTAACAATTTCCCCTTTAAATTTGTGAGCATAACAGTCATAACTTTCTTAACTATCTCTGCCGAGTGCAGTTCATTTTTTAATTCTGATATTTTTATACTTTTTAGCTCTATATCTTTTTCAATTTTTTCAGTTTCTTTTTTAAGTTTTGTGTCTTTCAAATCTACATCGGCAGAGTTTTGTTCTTTAATGAACTCAATAAAACCTTTTACACTCTCTATGAGTAAATATTTACCTCTGTTTCCACTTTTTTTCACAATGCCATCTTGAGCTAACATTCTGATATACCTATCTGTCACCCCAAACATCTCCGCAAGTTCAGGGCTACTAACTATTTTTTCTTCTATGTTCATTTTTCACTCCTTAGGAACGGAAATCGTTAAAATTTTGACCAATATTCAGGTGGAGCTCGGGATTCGCGAGACCCGCTTGACTTTTTTATTTTCTGAAAGAACCTATTTCACCAATTGGTTCTCACTATATCCATTTTATCCTTTCATTTTTTACCTCTTTTTTGTTTATACCAAAGCATTTTATGTCTATAATTTGGCTCTAATTTTTCAACCTTATTCAATAATTTTTTATCACTAAAATGCTCCCAATATATAGTTCCTTGTGCTAAATTTCCAAATAAACATTGCCCTTCAATATCTTCGAACCTTACTATTTCTTTTGAATTTCTGTTTATATCTAAACTTTCTTTTTCTGTTTCAAATTCTAAATTCAGTCCTAGTACTTTATTTAGTAATGTTGTATGCGTATCTATATAGCTTCCTATGTGTAATTTTCCCAATACAAATAAAACTGGGGCATCTCTAAAACCTATATCAAAAAATTTCTTATATGTTTTCATAAAAATCTCCTGAAATAAAAAAACTCCCACAGGCGACGTATCGCACACATCTAAGTGTAATGGGAGTATTGATGTTATTATATGGCTGGGGATATTGGACTTGCACCAATGACATTTTGCTTAACAGGCAAATGCTCTAACTAACTGAGCTAATCCCCAATATATCAAGACTTTTTTAGAGTAGAGTCTTGAACTACTGTATTATATTTAAGTAAGGGAGGAATTATCGTACCCTTAGATAGCCAAGAAGGATTAACTTCTTATAGCCAAGTCTTCTAAACTTATTTCATATGTTACCATACTACCACATTTTCTCTGACCATTCAATACCCACTTTTTTACCAGTTTTTTACCTGAATTAAATTTTGAGTTTTAAAATGAAACTCTAATAATGGGAAAATCCTATTTCTCTTCTGATATACGGTTTTAACTGATATGTCAAGTTTTTCAGCTATTTTCTCATAATCGACTTTATCTTTTTTGAAATGATTATCTAAAAAACCTATTTGAATTAAATCATAATCTTCATGGTCTTTTACCATTTCTAATGCACTATCTATCCGAAATATTATTGCCTCATATAACCCAATGTCCTTAGATATTATAGCTTTCAAGTCTTCCATTCTCTCTATATCGGATTTTACTTCTAAAAAACCACTCCCAGAAATTTTTTCTAAGCTATAACTTTTTAATAAAACTGGATTATTGAAATATTCCAAATCTTTTTTTATTCTATTTTTGTATTTATTATAGCTAATTAACACTGTTTCTATTGCCTTAAAAATAACCTTTTGCTCCTGTGTTGCCAATCTGTATCACTCCTTTATACACTTTTCCACAAAAAATATCCTACTATTTGCACAACAAATGCTAGAAATATGTAGAAGTTAATTCTATCTGCATCTTTTTTAGTTTTATTGCTATTCATTGCATATTTTATCCCAACTAATCCAATAACCCCAAAATGAAACATAAAAATGATTATTATTACTCTCGCATAAATTTCCATCATTTCACCTCTTTAGCTATTTTTACGGACTAACTCAAATTCTTGAATTCCCCATTCCAAAACTTCTAAATCTATCCCTTTTTCTTTGTATAAAGCCTTAGTATTTCTTATGAATTCTAATTGTGCTTCTTCTAGTTCAGTATCTGTTAGAGTTCTTTTTCTAAAAATAGATTTTTTAATCGTTTTTTCTGTATTTCCTTCTTTAACTCTCAAATCTATTTGATATCTGTGCAGCATATTTAATTCCACTCCTTCCCAATTCTTTGCATATTCTTTTGCCACTTTTCCCAGTAGCAATTTAATATATCATCTTTTGTGTAGCCATATTTATAAGTTAAATATAATAATTTTTCCAACATATTAGATAATGGGCAAAAATTAAAGTGTTCTGCAATTACATCTAAAATTGATATTAAATTTGTATAAACTTTAAATCCTTCTTGTTTCTCAATATTCATAAAAACATCGTTAAGTTCTTTAAATTGCTCTTGTTCTAAAGTAGGAGCATAAAAATTAATATATTGTGCATAGAAAAAATATATATCAGTCAATTCTTCTAATTCTTTAGCTTTGTCATAAGTCTTAGTTTTCCAAGTCTTATGGCTTTGTGGAGTTTCTTCATCAAATTCTATGCATTCAGCTATCATAGATTTTTTTATATCTCCAAGTGTTCTTTTTCTAGAACTATGTATACTTTCATCTAAATGTTTTTGTAATTTTAATATATCCTCAAAAGTTTCGGGTCTTTTAAATTCCATTATCTCACTTCCTTATATAATTCTTTAAATTCATCTTCATCAAAAACTCTATATTCAGAATATTCATCTTTTACTACATACTTTCCAAAATATACTTCTTCAGTAGTTTCTCCATATTTGTCATAAGTTTCAAAAAAAACATATCCATCTTCTAAAACTCTTTTTATTGCTTTTTCTTCATCTTCACGCCACGGGCAATAATAACGGGATACACCCAAGAATTTTATTACTTCAATTATATTGTCTTCTCTTAATTGTATTGCTTCTACTTCAACAGGTTTTTTAACATATTTCTTAATCATCATCTCACTCCTTTATAAACACCAACCAATGTGTTTTAGCTCTCCTATTACCAAAAAGAGGTTTAACATCAGTTAGTTTTAATATTTCATTAAGTTTAATCTGTGCCTCATTCCACTTGAATATTAGAACTCCATAATTTTCAAGAACTCTAAAACATTCATTAAAACCTTGTTTTATATCCTCTTTCCAGTT